AGATTTGGCTGTTAATTTTGGTCGCCGCGTTCGTAATCTTGTGGGTTCAGATAACTATAAAGACATTTTTCCGGACGTAGAACTGCAATCTGACAGTAAATCTGCATCAAGATGGGGTACAAATGCCCAAGGCGAGTACTTTGCAATTGGTGTCGGAGGCGCTCTTGCAGGCCGGGGTGCTGACCTTTTCATCATTGATGACCCTCACTCTGAACAAGAAGCGAAAACTGGACGCCCAGATGTGTTTTTACCTGCTTGGGAATGGTTTCAGTCTGGCCCGCTCCAGCGTCTTATGCCGGGTGGCGCGATCATCATTGTGATGACACGGTGGTCTAAGTTGGATTTGACGGGCCAAATCATCAGTCAGATGGGCCGAGAAGAGGGTGTAGACGACTGGGAGGTCGTTGAGTTTCCTGCCATATTGAACGAAAAACCGTTGTGGGGTGAGTTCTGGACGCTTGAAGAATTGCTGTCCAAAAAGGCTGGTATGGACGTGCGTTACTGGGAAGCCCAGTACATGCAGAACCCCGTATCAGAAGAAGGGGCGCTGATAAAGAGGGAGTGGTGGCAGATATGGGATCAGGATGCCCCACCGCCCAACTGTGAGTTCATCATCATGAGCTTGGATGCCGCCCAAGAATCAAACAACAGGGCTGACTACAACGCCCTGACTACGTGGGGTGTGTTCTACAACGAGAACACGAACAACTACAACATCATCCTGCTCAACGCCATCAAGAAACGCATGGAGTTCCCAGACCTCAAAAAGATGGTGCTCGAGGAGTACAAAGAGTGGCAGCCGGACGCGTTTGTGGTGGAGAAGAAGTCCAACGGAGCAGCTCTGTACCAAGAGTTCAGACGTATGGGAGTGCCTGTTGGGGAGTTTACGCCGGGTAAAGGACAGGATAAGATTGCTCGCGTGAATGCTGTCTCTGACTTGTTTTCTTCGGGGATGGTATGGGCACCGGACCGCAGATGGGCGAGAGAGGTTATTGAGGAGTGTAACGACTTTCCAAGCGGCACAAACGACGACTTGGTTGACTCAACTACACAAGCCCTTGCGAGATTCCGTCAGGGAGGATTCATCAGGCTGCCAAACGACGAACCTGATGAAGTTCAGTATTTTAAAAGTCGCCGCTCAGAGCGGTACTACACGGTGTAAGGACACAAAATGGCAATCAGTAAAGGCTTATACGCAGCACCGCAAGGGCTTGAAGAACTTATCTCAGAAGGTGCGCCGGACATCGAGATTGAAATCGAAGACCCCGAGTCAGTGAGTATTGGTATGGGTGACATTGAGATTGATCTCAAACCGCAGAAAGAAACAGCCGACACGTTTGATGCCAATCTTGCCGAGTACATGGACGACAAAGAGTTGGCCATGCTCAGTTCTGATCTGATTGATGACTTCGATAAAGACACAATGGACCGCAAGGACTGGATCAAAACATACGTAGAAGGTCTGAAGTTGTTGGGCCTGAAGTATGAGGATAGAACAGAGCCTTGGCAGGGGGCGTGTGGCGTGTTTCACCCGATGCTGACTGAGAGTGTGGTGAGGTTTCAGTCAGAGGGGATATCGGAGACATTCCCTGCGATGGGGCCTGTGAAGACGAAGATCATTGGCAAAGACTCACCCGAGGCAGAAGACGCAGCCGCGCGCGTGCAGGAGGACATGAACTATCAGCTCACTGAAGTGATGGTCGAGTACCGGCCAGAGCATGAGAAGATGTTGTGGAACTTGCCCTTGGCTGGTTCAGCGTTCAAGAAGGTGTATTACGACCCAAGTAAAGGTCGTCAAGCCGCGGTATTTATTCCCGCTGAAGACATCGTCGTGCCGTACGGAGCCACAAGTTTAGAGACAGCAGAGCGGGTTACGCACGTGATGCGTAAGACGAAGAACGAAGTGCTGCGATTGCAGAATGCTGGGTTCTATGCTGACGTAGAGTTGGGCGACCCCGGCTATGAGTTGGACGACATCGAGAAGCAGAAAGCTGAAGAAGATGGGATGTCAGCGACTCAAGACGATAGGTATCGCATACTTGAGATGCACGTTGACTTGGACTTGCCCGGCTTCGAACACACTGATAAGAAAGGTAAGCCTACAGGCATCGCGCTGCCTTATGTCGTGACGATTGAGAAGCAGACTGGTACAGTGTTAGCCATCAGGAGAAATTGGTATGAAGACGATGAACTCCATCTCAAACGCCAGCACTTCGTCCACTACCAGTACATCCCCGGATTTGGCTTTTATGGCTATGGTCTCATCCATCTTATCGGGGGATACGCCAAGTCCGCCACCATGCTCATTCGACAGTTGGTGGACGCAGGAACTTTATCGAACCTCCCCGGTGGACTCAAGTCAAGAGGACTGCGCATCAAAGGGGACGACACCCCCATCCAGCCCGGAGAATTTAGAGACGTAGATGTACCCTCGGGAAGTATCCGTGACAACATCTTACCGCTGCCGTACAAGGAGCCGTCGCAGGTTCTGTTTGCACTGTTCCAAAACATCGTAGAAGAAGGCAGAGCGTTCGCATCGTCAGGTGACATGAACGTGTCTGACATGTCGGCACAAGCCCCAGTGGGCACAACATTGGCGTTGCTTGAGCGTACTCTTAAAGTGATGGGCGCTGTGCAGGCTCGTATGCACTTCACCATGAAGCAGGAGTTCAAACTCCTCAAAGTCATCATCGCTGATTATGCTCCAGAAGATTACGACTACGACCCGATTGAAGGTAGCCGCGCTGCTCGTAAATCAGACTACGAGCAAGTTGATGTCATTCCCGTGAGTGACCCCAACGCAGCAACGATGGCGCAGAAAATTGTGCAGTACCAAGCAGTGATGCAGCTCGCGCAGTCAGCCCCTCAGTTGTATGACATGTCACTCTTACATCGTCAGATGATCGAGGTGCTGGGGGTGAAGAACGCAGCCAAGCTGGTCAAGACAGAAGACGACGCCATACCTGTGGACCCTGTGTCTGAGAACCAAGCGTTGTTGAACATGAAGCCCGTCAAGGCGTTCATGGAGCAGAACCATCAGGCACACATCGCTGTACACATGGCGGCGATACAAGACCCGAAGATTCAGCAACTCATGGCGATGAACCCGATGGCGCAGCAGATAATGGCCTCGGCTATGGCGCACATCAACGAGCATATTGCGTTCGAGTACCGTAAGCAAGTTGAGATGACGATGGGTATAACGCTGCCATCAGAAGAGCAGAACAAACAAGTTGATCCAGAGTTGGCAGACAAGATCGCTGTCATGGCCGCTCAAGCGTCTACGCAGCTGTTGCAGCAGAACCAACAAGAAGCTCAACAGCAGAAAGCACAACAGCAGATGCAAGACCCGATTGTTCAGATGCAGCTGCAAGAGTTGCAGATCAAACAGGGTGAGTTGCAGTTGAAGCAACAAAAGCAACAGATCGATGCTGCGGCCAAGGCCGATCAGATTCGCATCGAAGAAGCACGTATCGCGGCTCAAAAAGAGATCGCTGCTATGCAGGTCGCGGCAAACGCAGCCGCTGCAAAAGACAAAGCCGCTCGCCAATCAGAAATTGAAGGCGCGCGCATGGGTATTGATGTTGCGAAACATCGAGCACAGATGGCCGTGCAGCAAGCAGCTCAACGGGCTGCCCAAAATACCGGCCAAAAATCTCAGCCACCTAAGAAGGAGAAAGATTGAGCGATTACAAACTGTTGGCTCTCATAGTCAAAGAAATCCAAAAGCTAAAGCAGGAGCGTGAAGCGTATACGGCTGCTGGCCGTTGCGACACGATTGAAGAGTATCGAAGAATCTGCGGAGTTGTCCAAGGTCTGAACTACGCAGAAAACATCATTGAAGACCTTGTGCAAAAAATGGAGAAATCTGATGACTGAGTTTGACACCACTGCCGTTGATCTGTCTGGCATTCTGAATAAGACCGCCGAAGAAAAAGCCAAGCAGTTGCCCGATCCCAAGACTTTTCGTCTTCTGTGCGTTGTTCCTGAAGCGATGGAAGAGTATCAAGATAGTGAAGTGGGTCTGATTAAAGACTCAAAAACTATGCACTACGAAGAAGTGCTAACCCCCGTCTTGTTCGTCATCAAGCTTGGGCCTGATGCGTATAAAGACACCACTCGGTTCCCCAGTGGGCCAAGCTGCAAGGAAGGTGACTTTGTCATCGTCCGCCCCAATTCAGGCACCCGTCTGAAGATTCATGGCCGTGAGTTCCGCATCATCAACGATGACAGCGTGGAAGCGGTAGTGGAAGACCCGCGCGGTATCACCCGTGCTGCATAAGGAGTAACACATGGCAACAAAGTTTGACGACACATACGAGTTTCCCGATGAAATCGAAGCCAAGAAAGCGGCTGAAGACAACATTGAGATTGAGATTGAAGACGATACGCCTGTCCCTGATCGTGGCCGCAAGCCCATGAAAGAACCAGTCGAGGAAGTAACCGACGAAGAGTTGGCCTCCTACGACGAGAAGGTTCAAAAGCGTATCAAGAAGTTCACCCGTGGTTACCACGACGAACGCCGTGCAAAGGAACAGGCTCTGCGGGAACGTGAAGCAACTGAAGCCTACGCAAAACAAATCCTTGAAGAAAACAAGCGACTCCAGCAGCAGCTCTCTACAGGCAGCGAAGCCTACATCGAGCAGTCAAAATCGGCTGCTCAGACTGAGTTGGAGGCCGCCAAGGAGAAGTACAAGAAGGCGTACGAAGCCGCTGACCCTGACGCAATTGTGCAGGCGCAGGAGGCGATCGCCAGAGCCACCCTCAAGATTGACCGTGCCGAGAGCATGAAGCCAATCAAAAATGAGGACAGAGAGTTTGAACCTCCCGCGCGCGAAGCCGATGACGCTCCAAAGGTGTCTCCCCGTACCAAAAGATGGGTCGAAAACAACAGCGATTGGTGGGGTGTTGACGACGAAATGACTATGGCTGCAATGGGTATTGACAGGAAGTTGCAGAAAGAGTATGGTCCGGACTACGTAGGTACTGAAGAGTACTTCAAAACCATCGATAAAACGATGCGCAAACGATTTCCTGAGCACTTTGAGAGTGAGCAGAGCTACGAGGATGACGAACCGCCTCCAAAGAAAAGAACGTCAGAACCGGTTGATGAGGATGATGAACCCCCACGCCGTGCAACACGAATTACTTCGCCAGTGGCTCCGGCCTCGCGTAGTACACCACCTAACCGTATTCGGTTAAAAGCATCAGAAGCCGCGCAAGCGCGTCGCCTTGGGGTGCCAATTGAAGAATACGCAAGACAGGTTGCTTTACTTAGAAAAGGTGCTTAATCATGGAAAACGTTGAAAAGAAACCACAGGCTCGTTTAGACAGAGCATTGGAAACCCGGGCTAACAGCTATAGACCAACATCTTGGCAGGCCCCTGAAGCGCTTCCGATGCCCGATGAACGACCCGGTTGGAAACACCGCTATGTCCGTTTAAGTACCTTGGGAACTGCTGATCCTAGCAATATTTCCTCTAAGTTACGTGAAGGATACGAACCCGTAAAAGCGGAAGATTATCCTGAACTCATGATGCACGCTGCCACTGAAGGCCGCTTTAAAGGCGGTATTGAGATTGGTGGGCTGTTGTTATGCCGTATCCCGGCTGAATTCATGGATCAACGTGCAAAGCACTTTGAGAACTTGAACAAGTCACAAATGGATTCGGTAGACAACAATTTCCTTCGTGAAAGGGACAGTCGTTCGAATATGGCGTTGTTCGCTGATAAGAAGACGAATGTAACTTTCGGTTCTGGTTCTTAAATTCAGGAGTCCTTAAATGGCATATCCAACGATCGACAAGCCTTACGGCTTGAAACCGATCAATCTGTACGGCGGTACACCCTTCGCAGGTGCAACTCGTCAGTACCGGATTGCTTCGGCATACAACACCTCGATTTTTTACGGTGATGTGGTTGAGATGATTAACGATGGCACGATTATCAAATCTGCTATCACTTCAGCTCGCGCAACTGTGACAACTTCGCAGGTCATTGGTGTTTTCTTGGGTTGTTCTTACGTTAATTCGCAAGGCCAAACCATTTTTGCCCAATACTTCCCAGCAAACACTGCCGCCCCGACAGGTACAGTTATTACCGCTTACGTGTGTAATGACCCTGATACCCTGTTCAAAGTGGTTATTGCCGCTGGTACAACCGCTGATGGCGCGTCTTCTGGACTGTTGCCCTCTTCGACCACTCAGTACACCGTTATCGGTACGAATGTGGAATTGGTTCAGAACTCTGGTGTTACAGCGACTGGCGATAGCCGCGTAGCTGTTGCAGCATCTGCAACCACAGGAACACTGCCCATGAACGTCGTTGACGTTGTGCCTGAGACATCTTATGTCAATGGTTCTGGCAACATCGTGTTCCCCGAGCTCATCGTTCGTTGGAACTTTGAGATTCATACAACCACAATCGCTTCTGGCGTTTAATCAAGGAGCTAAATCATGGCTATTTCACGCGCACAACTGCTGAAAGAGTTG